AATGCGGTGTCAAGATTTCTCGCAAGCCCACCAAGAGAACGTGTGATCGCGCCTATTGCAGTACCCGCGCCTTTTGAACTGTGTACTACTTCTATTTCAAGTGATTCTAATGTATCTGCCATTTAATCACCCTTTGACTTCTTACGTTGCCGTTGTCTCCGTATCATCTCTTTCATTGTAGCTTCCATCTTCGCATTTTCTTGCGCTTCTTTGATCTTTTTCTCGCGCTCAGTTAACGGGAAGATTTCTATCGGTTTTTCCAGATATACCTGTCTCCTTGAACCGGGCTTTGAAAACGCATTAGCCAAGCACACCGCAATGGCATCATAAAAATAAAACCCTTGCAACCATGCCTGTTCGTTTTCAAGTTGCCGCTTCAAATGAAACGCTTTACGGAACGCAACTGCTAAAAAAGGAGACTCTTCCCAATACTGCACATAACTCATTCCCATGACGTAGTATTGCGGGAAAGCCTCCTCAAATGCTTCTTCAAAAGTTTTCGGCAGTTCCTCGTCTTCAATCAGAACTTGACTGCCATCTTGCGAGGGTTTACGCCCTCATCCTCACTCGCGATAAGGCTCTGGAACGGTGCGGCATAGAGTTTGCCAAGGTGTCCCATTTCCACATCGCTTAGACCACCAAGCCCGTCAAACAGGATACTGTCCGTCTGCTCTTTGGTCATGTACGGATGGTGCATTATAAACGCACCCCAGAACAGGAGCGGGATCATCGTCATAGACTTAGATTCAAGACTGTTAACGTCAAGCCCCGCCTGTTCAGTTTTTACAACCGACTTGCGGCTAAATTCAAGCGTGTACTCTTTCCCATTCTCCGGGTCAGTGATAACCATCGGTTTCACTTTTTCAAATTTCTCACTCATGCCCTATCTCCTTATTAATTGTTTTGGGGCGGGGTTAGCCGCCCCGTTTTTATTAGCCAGAAACGTCTGCGGAAGCCGCCGCGAACAGGTAGTCACCCTGTGGTGCGAGGTTGAGGTTGTTCTCAAGAACAGCGTCAACATCCGCGCCGCCGAAGCCAAGGGTGAGGGGTTCAGCCGGGAAGTAAAAACTGTCAAGCCCGCTACCCTCTTGGTACGCGACTTCAAACCACATACCAAGGTTGGACTCTGCCGCCGTAGCATAAGCCGAAACGCAGGTGTCCCATGCTTCGCGGAATTCTTTGTAATCATTTACCGTAAGCTGAATCGCGCCGCCGCTGTCATCCAGACCACGGATATAGGTGTGGTTCTTGGTCGCGGAGAGCGGCGTAGACTGAAGCATATTGGGATCATTGAAGATCGCCGGGATTGCCTTTACGCCGGGGATGGTGGTGTAGCCAGTGGTCGGGCGAGTACCCGCTACCGACTCGACACAGTATTTGAGAAGCATCCCGGCAGTAGAAACAGCATTTGCCATTGTGATATCTCCTTATCTTAAGTGGTCGGCATGGTGTCCCCGCCACCAATCTGGCGGCGAAACCTGCCAATGATCGTAAATGTATCTCCCATATCGATGTTCGTTTCGCTGAACTCTCGATAATAGAGGTCGCTAAAAGCCTGTCTTACAAGTTCCATGATGTCATAGGCTTCAGTAGCCGCAGTGTTTGCTTTTGCGCTAACAACCTGCGCTTCAAAAATTGATTCCCATTGGACATCTTGAAAGTCAAGTTGCGTGTTCTGAACGGGTCTGTTTCGGTTAACCTCATGGATGAGGATCGCGGGAAACGAGGACGGTTTCGCAACCATGCGGGAAGTAACATAGGCGTTTGGGAACTGTTCGATTATTGGAGCGCGGACTCTTGTGTATACCGCATTTCTTGTATAATCGCTCATTTACTAAACACTTCCTTAACAACTTTTGGCATTGCTTCCCGTATAGCCATGCCCGCATAAAGCAACGGTCTGAATGCGGGAGTCCCCTCAAACTGTTCGCCGCCATACCACCAGAAACGGTATTTGGAAAACTGCTGTGCGTGTTCTTCCGAATAAGAACCGGGGTAAACAGGTACAGACACTTCTTCACCGTGAGCATATGTAAACTCACCAGTACCAAACTCAATAAAGTAAGCGTCTTCTCCGCTCATAACGATTTTGTACCCGTTCTTAATAGGAACAGGGTCTTCAATCTTGGCATCCGTGTTGCCGTTTTCTAATTGAAGATGTTCCCTTGCGGCTTCAGCACCGATTTCCGCTAACCGCTTACAAACCTCGTCCAATTTAGGCAAGACTTTTTCTTTGTAAGCGTTTAACGCTTGGATCGCCTTTTCGCAAGACTCCGGGGACAGTTCGACTTCAATACGTTTCATTACGCTGAAATGATCTGGTAGTCCTCGTTATGCTCAACTTCCGCAAGCGCGAGTACCACTTGGTTGATCGTGCGGGCTACCGCAACAACACGGTAATCAAATGGATCGTTGTCCGGGTCTGTCTCAATCCAGAACACTGTTTCGTTGGTGAACTTTGTGTCGAGGTCTTCCGTAGTCGCAGTCCGTGAAAAGGTATCAGTGAGTCCGAACAGTGCGATGTCAGCTTGACCGCGCCCGCCAGATATGTTCATCAGCGTCTTTACCGGGGTTGTGTAGGTCACAACATATTCTCCAGTGTAGTTACCTGCGTCATCCGTCTGTTCCGTCACGCCATTGTAAAACGAATATGCTACGGGTCTTTTGTTCCTTTTGAGAGTCCTCAACGGAACTCACCCCACTTTCGCAAACGGCAGTACGTTGTTGTGAATATAGTCAAGCATATCGGTATAGGAAAAGTTGCGGTGAACACCATTTTCAATAGACGCTTTCTGACCCTCTGCCCCGGCGTGAGTCCATCCCGCCAGAACGGAATAAATCTGGACGGTTTCGTACTTTACAGGGACTACGGTTACATCCTCTGGAACGCCGCCAACAAGGTGGTACATCCAAGACAGGATTTCGCTTTTGGACAGGCTGATATAAGTGTTCAGCGTTTCGTCACTCGGCATATAACCGCTACCATCTTCAAGCAAGACTTTTAGCGTTGCAAGTTTTTCTGCATCTGTCATAACAGACACTCCTTAAGGGATGGGAGAGAGGAAGTTCCCCTCTCCCTATAGGTTAACTTACGCAGAGACAACCGTGGGGGCATTCACATAGATGCCGTTGGTCTTCTGATGCTTGACCCACGCACCATGATACTGACGGAAGTCCCACATCCAACCCTGTGCTTGCTGATTGACAGCGGGGCTGAAGATGCGCGGCTCGGTGAAGCAGTTAGCCTGCATGATGGCAGACGGATGGATGATGAGGAAGTTGATGGTGCTACCCGTGAGGGTGTAGCCGCCGACATCATCGTGGGAGTCTGGCTCAAGCAGAGTCACGGCAGTGTTGAAGCGTCCAGAGGGGACGGTGATGACTCTCATAGAATCGTACATTTCGACATTGTAGTCGATGCCGTTTTCACCATTCATTGTGTAACGGGTGATGCCCGCCTTGAGGTAGCGGTACAAAGCCGAAGAAACGAACAGAATACGTCCCTCATACGGAACTTCCGCATCGTCCAGTTTCTCAGTGCCAAGGTCGATAGCGGCAACAGCACCTGCACCAGTGCTGATGTTCTCAGCGGTCTTCATGCTGTCGGAAGCGGCTTTGCTATAGGTTGCAAAACGCAGAGCATCAGTCTCCGGGATAGCCTTGGTACGAAGATATTCAGAGCCAAGGGACGGGAACACCATGCCCATTGCTTCATCGTTGTCGATGCGGTCAACGTTGAACTGTCTGCCGCGATCCCACTGCGGGGTGTAGGGACGCCACTGAGCGGTCACATCGCCGCGAACGAAACCGTCATTGCGGGAGTAGTTGGCGTTGCCAACCATGTCGATCTCAAAGAGGTTAAAGGTGTGGGTCTGAGGATTGTAGTAAACACGATCCTGTGCCGTGTCAAGAATAGCGGTCTTGGATTCAGCTTTGTAAATCTCGTCCAGAATGGGCAGATAACTGGTAGCAAGACCGATGCTGTTGGAAACAGCGGGGGAAACAGTAGTTGCCATTGTTATTCTCCTTATTATTTAAT